GACAAACTTTTCATCTCTAGATTAGAGATGATAGTGCAAGACCACGCTGGCTTAAGCGTAGACGTGGTGAAAGAAAAAACAAGAAAGGCAGAGATTGTCATAGTAAGATTTATTATGATGTACCTGATGAAGAGATACACAATAATGTCGCTAAAATCTATCGGAGAATACTTTAGTGGAAGAGATCATTCTACTGTGATTAACGGCTTAGACGTTGTCGCTAAATGGTTCGATCAGCCTAAGATGTATAGTTCAGAGATTAAATTACTTCTTCAAATAGAAAGCGAGGCAAAGCCATGAAAAACAAAAAACAAACTATTATAGAATGGTACCTCATGGAACAAGAGGCACTTAAAGAAAAGATCTTTTTTAACAAGATGACAACTAATGAATTCTTAAATGAAAAGAAAAGGATAGACCTAGAGTTTAACGATATGTTCTATGATCATATATACGAAGCGTTCGAAAGCGGTAGACAAAGCGGATACGACGAGGCAATCAAAGAAGTTGTTGACGGAGATACTTTCTTTGGGCTTAGGGACGGCGAAGAATACATAAAAGAAAACTATGGATAACTTAGATAAACTAATGATGATGCTAGAGTCTAGCTTTGGTGAAGATTCATCGCTAGATCCGATCAGGGAGAAGGCTGAGTCACTAATGAAAGACAAGCAGCAAAAGCACAGACTGAACGAGATGTTTGATGAGGCCACAAAGCACAGGCCGGTATTCAAGCATAAGGATACAGCCTACACGATAGACAACGGATGTAAGATAGAGAGATACATAGACGGATCAATCAGAATATATAATACTAGAACGGGAGGTGACTTTTACGAGCATGTCAGCCCATACTACTATAGCATATTTGAGGAGCACGGCTTTGATATCGGATCCATTCAGATGTCAGTCGACACGCTTGAGATATCTTTAAACAAAATTAAAGATAGAACCGAGAAGAAATTTGAAATTGAAAAAACTAACCTAAAACAAAAAATCGATGATTACAAAAATCAAATCTTTATTCTTAAAAAAAGAAATAATAGAAGCCACACCGATGAGGTATGATCCACCACAAAAATTTGATGTGGACGCATTTAATGAGTTTAATAGAAACATTCAAGAACAACTAATGAAATTCCATTATGAAAAAACAGGTCGTAGAGATAGACAATGATACACTAGCGCTTAGAAGTATCAGGGATTTAAGATTCCCATTAGTAACAAGTATTGCGCTCAATATTCTTGCTGGATGCATAATTGCGCTCATATTTGTTCAACAGCGCTCAGTTATTACAGTATATAAAAATGTGATAGTGGAGAAAATGATAAGCCAAAGCACAGCAGATATGCCATTGACTGATAGCGCATTAACATCTGAGTTAGTAAAATGTGGCGTCATGCTTCCAAACGTGGCTGTTGCCCAAGCAAAAATGGAATCTGGAATGGGCAAGTCAAATGTAGCAAAGATGGCTAAGAATCTATTCGGAATTACATATCACAAGTGTGATCATGTTCACGGAAAGTATGGGATGTATGCCACATACAAAACATTTAAAGACAACGTAAAGTGTTATGCTCACATTCAAAAAAGATACTTGGGAAATATTTATTTAAAATACTCCTCAGAACCAACATACGCAGACAAATTAAAAGAAATGAGATGAAAAAATATTATATTCAAACTAAAATTAATTGGGATAACTTTACCTCAGACCCCATCAGATATGCCGTAGAAGACATACAAGGAAAAATATACGAGATGTTTAACACAGAAGAAGAAGCAAAAAGTTTTAAACAAAACTTGGAAATGAAAAGTAAAGGCAATAACTTCGTAGGCTCCATGAATGACAACATCAACCCATCACACTACAAACAAGGAAAAGTTGAGTGTATTGACGCAATCGAGTCTGCCACTGTTAACAAGACGGGAATAGCAGCCGTATGCACGGGCAATGTTATAAAATACATTTGGCGCTGTGAGGACAAGAACGGACTAGAAGATTTAATTAAAGCAAAATGGTACATTGAAAAATACATCAAAGAATATGAACAGCACATTTGAAAAACTATCGAGCATCGACGTATCGAAATACGTTGAGAAGAAACAAGGACAAAACTATTTATCATGGGCCAACGCTTGGCGTATGGCTAGCATGGTGTGTCCTTCAATTAAAAGAACCATCTACGAAACACCAGATGGACGCAACTACTTTAACGATGGCAACACGGCTTGGGTCAAGGTTGGAATCACAATCGAAGAAGTAGAACACATTGATCAATTGCCAGTTATGAACTTGCGCAATCAGTCAGTAAAGCTAGATATTATCACATCTTTTGACGTGAACAAGGCGATCCAGCGTAGCACCGTGAAGGCTTTGGCATTACACGGACTGGGCATCAGCATCTATGCAGGTGAGGACTTTGAAGAAGAGGACAACTCTAAGGACGGATCAAAGCACACACACATCACCCTAAACATTGGTGACGAGAATTGGAGCAAAGCAATTAGCTACGTTCAGGCAAATAGAAAGTTAGGAGCTAAAAAGTTATTAGAACAACTCAGCAAGAAGTATACGATTGAGGACGTCGTTAGCCTTGAGATTCAGAAAGAGGTGACACAATGAAAATAATAAAGGGGTCTTGGGTTGCATACAGGCCCCTTGTTGCAACTCAAACCAAGTTTGGTAGATTTAACACAGAGATAGATAAGAATTACCACCTCGTTGACATAGAGGATATACCAACTAAATGTGAAATAAAATCAACAACTTTAATTTACGAAAAGAATTTAATCCAAAAACTAAATGATGAATACAATCGAATTATTAAAGAATGACGCAAACTATTATGGAGACATTGGTAAGCAGTTCTTAAGCAACTCAGACATTGAGGCGCTACTAAAAAATCCTGCATCTTTTAAGAAAGATAAAGATAAGACCATAGACATGGTAAAGGGTAGCTACTTTCACTCTATGCTGATCGAGAAGGACAAGGTTCCAACGTTTGACATCGTCAAGGCATCGTCAAGAAACACAAACATCTATAAGGACGCATGCGCTGACGGACAGATCAAACTACTATTGTCTGAGGTAGAGATGATAGTGCAGATGGCGGAGGCCATCACGGGCAACATCACAACGTATGACATGGTGTATGATGACGCAGAGGGATATGAGGTGCCAGCGGTAAAAGAAATCATGGGGCTTATGTGGAAGGGGAAGGCAGACATCGTTAAGAGCGACATCGTCTATGACCTTAAGACTACGTCTAAGCTAGATGACTTCATGTTCAGCGCAAGAAAGTACAACTACGACTCTCAGGCATGGCTATACAACCAATTGTTTGGCAAGCCAGTTGAGTTTATCGCAGTAGAGAAAGAAACAAACAGGGTGGGCATATTTGATTGCTCTGAAGAGTTTCTAGATCGAGGAAGAGAAAAAGTCTCTAGAGCAGTAGAGCAATGGCATAAGTTCTTCGGGCCAAACAAAATCGAGGACGCAACAAACTTTATTTTAAAACAAACATTATAAAAAAACATATATGGCACAATTAATTTCATTATCAATCGACGTGAGCAAGATCACGAAATCAAAAATCAAAGATGGCAAATGGTTAAACCTAACCATCAGCGTTAACAACGAAGTAAACGAGTACGGCAAGAACGTATCTCTTTACGAAGAACAAACCAAGGAGGAGAGAGAGTCTAAGGCCAAGAGAACCTACATCGGATCAGGTAAGGTTGTATGGTCTGACGGACAAGAACCTATGATTGTGTCGAGTTCTGGCGCACCAATGTCGAACAAAAAGAAAGCCGACACAGAAGAATTACCCTTCTAAACTATTGACAGGAAGACACTTGGGGCTATATCTTTAGCTCCTTGTGTCGGAATGTCACTTTGCATGCCCAAAAAACAAGAATATTGCAAAACACTTTTTATAATTATTTTTTATTTCATTTTCAGAAGTAAAAATCGACACAAATAGGTTAAGTAATTAATAATCATAGAGATCTCCTCTAAAAAATCGACACAAAACCGACACAAAACCGACACACCATGACACAAATTACCATATTTCGGAACATTAAGGACACACTTACCCCATTTTTTAGGGATATAGACGTCGTTCTAAATAGGATTAAAGAAGGAAATAGTAAGGAGATAGTCAAAAGGATCAGGGAAGAAAAGAATAAGGATGCTAGAAACATTCTTAAGACAGAACTTCCTGCCATTTGTTTCTCTGGAGAATTTAACAATAGAAACGATAAGGGACTGATGAATCACAGCGGATTCATTTGTCTTGATTTCGACGGATTCGAAAAGAACCACGAGCTAATCGCTAAGAAGCAAGAACTATCTAAAGATAAGTACACGTATAGCGTATTCGTATCGCCTTCAGGAGACGGCCTTAAATTGATCGTAAGGGTGCCTCCCGACCCAGACAACCACAAATACTATTTCAAGGCCTTAGAGCAGAAATACAACACTCCATACTTTGATAAAACAAGTAAGAACATATCTAGGGTGTGCTACGAGTCTTACGACCCATTGATATACATCAATAAAAATAGCACAATTTGGACCGACTTACATGGAGAGTCTCAGGAGATGATCACTAACGTGGCTAGGCCTACGATAAAGCTGACTGATCAAACAGAGATCATGAGACGCATTCGCATATGGTGGGACAAAAACTATGGCATAGTTGTAGGCGAGAGAAACAACAATGTGTTTATACTTGCCGGCAGGTTCAATAAGTTTGGGATCAATAAGGACTTGGCTATGTATTATCTTTCTGAGTTTGCGCACGATGGCTTTGAGCTATCAGAGATTAAAACTATTACAGATAGCGCATACAGAAATAAGGATGAGTATAATAGTAGGTTCTTTGAAGATATCGATAGAATAGATGAGGTAAGAAAACAACTTAATTCTGGCGTATCAAAAAAGGAAGTCCGTCTTCAGCTGAGGGAGTCTGATATTGAAGACGATGTAATAGATGGCATCATAGATGCTATTGATGAGGACTCCACTAAGTTTGAGTTTTGGGAGATATCCGACAAGGGTGCTGTCAAGCTTGTTCATTTTAAGTTTAAACAATTTCTAGAAAATAATGGCTACTACAAATATTCGCCGGAAGGTACTAAGAACTATATTTTTGTTAAAGTTACGAATAACCTTATCGACAATACTTCCGAAGAAGAGATAAAAGACTTTGTCTTAGACTACCTTGAGAAGAACGGAGACATGAGCGTGTATAATTTCTTTGCAGACAAGACTAGATTCTTTAAGGAAGACTTTCTTACTATGATATCGCACGTTGATGTGTACTTTATATCAGACGAGAAAGACACGTCTTACTTATACTACAAAAACTGCGCGGTTAAGGTTACATGCGATGGCGTGACCATTATAGACTATCTTGACTTGGGTGGCTACGTGTGGAAGGATCAGGTGATTGACAGGGACTTCTCATTTGTCGAGGTCACGGATTGTGACTTCAAGAGATTTGTCTCTAACATTGCAGGAGATGATAGTGAGAGAATAAGATCAGTTGAGAGCACCATCGGGTATTTATTGCATGGCTTTAAGAACGTTGGATATTGTCCTGCCGTTATCATTAATGACGAGGTAATATCTGACAACCCAGAGGGAGGTACAGGAAAGGGGTTGTTTGTGAATGCGATAAGCAAGATGAAGAAAATGGTTATCATTGATGGTAAGCAGTTTAGCTTTGAGAAGTCTTTCGCATACCAATTGGTATCAGCTGACACTCAAATACTTACATTTGATGACGTCAAGAAGAACTTTGACTTTGAGAGATTGTTTAGTATTGTAACTGAAGGTATTACTCTTGAGAAGAAAAATAAGGACGCAATAAAGATACCATTCAGCAGATCTCCAAAGATTGTAATCACTACAAACTACGCCATTAAGGGAAAGGGAAACTCATTCGAGAGACGCAAGTGGGAGCTAGAGTTCAAGAAGTACTACAGCAAAGACTTTACACCAGAGGATGACTTCGGTAGGTTGTTATTTAGCGACTGGGACGAAGATGAATGGTGCCGGTTTGACAACTACATGATATCAACTTTGAGGCTTTACCTATGCGAAGGATTCGTTAAGAGTGACTTCTTAAATCTTAAGACGCGTAAGTTTATTGCTGAGACGGATCACAACTTCTGGGAGTGGATTACAGACGAAGAGAACGACGAGGTTGGCTTTGATAGAAAACTTTATAAGCAAGACCTATACAACTCATTCATAGTTGACAACCCTGACTTTGGGCCGAGAGCAAAAATGTCTATTACGCTTAATAAGTTCTACTCATGGCTTGAAGGATACTCTGTATATGCTACGGGTATGTCATCTGAGAATGGTAGAGACAGCAAGGGAAGATGGATTAAGTTTAACATGCCTGTAAAAGTATTGCCGGTAGAGCATCAGGAACAATTTGAATTTTAATGTGATGATAAAACTAAGAGATTACCAAGTAGATATATCCAATAAAGCATGCAATATTTTACAGACAAGTAATTTTGTATACTTAGCTCTAGAGGTAAGAACTGGCAAGACATTGACTTCTCTAAATATCGCAAAAAGCATTGGCGCAAAGTCAGTGCTATTTGTGACCAAAAAGAAAGCAATTAGTTCTATTATGAGTGATTATGAAAAGCTCGACCCTTCATATAGCTTAAACGTCATAAACTACGAGAGCCTACATAAGGCAAAACAAGACAGCATAGACGTATTAATACTAGACGAGGCTCACTGCTTTGGGAGTTTCCCAAAACCAAGTAATAGAGCTAAGGTGGTAAAGGATGTTGTGGTCAAAAATCATGGATGTAAGGTTATATTCCTATCAGGCACACCCACTCCAGAGTCGTACTCCCAGATGTATCATCAAATGTGGGTTCTAGGTAGGGGGTCTCCATTCTATAGATACACTAACTTTTATAAGTGGTCCAAAGATTACGTAGATGTTAGGCAAAAGAAAATCAATAGCTTGTTTATTAACGACTACTCTAGAGGCATAAAGGATAAAATAGATAGGGAGGTTAATCCATACACAATTAGCTTTACTCAGAAAGAGGCTGGATTTGAAACGAACGTTGAGGAAGAGGTAATCTATGTAGAAGTGCCAGAGGTAATTGAAAGGCTAACTGACGACCTAGTCAGAGATAGAGTAATAGAGGGAAAGAAGGAAGTTATATTAGCTGACACTGGTGCTAAATTAATGCAAAAGCTTCATCAGTTGTATTCCGGCACAGTTATATTTGAGTCAGGAGCATCAATGATTGTAAGCGACTTCAAGGCTAAGTTTATACGTGAGCGCTTTGCGGGAAAACGAATAGCCATATTCTACAAGTTTAAAGCAGAGTTGTTGGCTATAGAGCTAGAGTTTGGTGATAGTGTAACGACGGATCTGGCCACGTTTCAAAATGGGCTTTGTGACAATTTTGCAGTACAAATTGTTACGGGAAGAGAAGGGATTAACTTAAGCATTGCTGATCACATTGTGTTTTACAACATTGACTTCAGTGCAACAAGTTATTGGCAGAGTAGAGATCGAATGACAACCAAGTCCAGAACAGAGAACAAAGTTTATTGGATATTCACAAAGGGAGGCATTGAAGAAAAGATATACAAGCTAGTAAATAAAAAGAAAAATTATACGTTATCTCACTTTAAGAAAAATTACAGTGTTGATAAGTAAATTTGGAAAAATTCATGCACTTTTTTATCTTTGCAGACCCATGTTAACTGAACAACAGGTACAAACTAAGAAGATCAAAGAGTTAGAGGCTGAAGGATATTACGTATTGAAATTAGTTAAGACTAACAAAAACGGAATTCCCGATTTACTAGCACTGCACCCTGAGAAAGGAATCCTCTTCTGCGAGGTCAAAAGGGCAGATGGCAAGTTATCGCCACTTCAAGAATACAGAATTAAAGAACTAAAAGAAAAAGGATTTAAAACAGAAGTACACTATGGAAAAAATGATTAGAGAAGCCCACGAGATGGCTAGAGACAAAGGTTTTTGGGACGACCCAAGAAACAGACCAGAATTATTAATGCTTATTGTTAGCGAGTTGGCCGAGGCTCTAGAGGCTCTTAGAAAGGATCACTTCGCAAACGAGAAAGTTAGCGAATCTTTACTTAACGATTTGTTGATGGATGAGGTAGACGAAGAGTTTTTCTTGCTTGGAGGCGCTTGGAAAGATGGATTTGAAAAGTACGTTAAGTCTTCGTTTGAAGATGAGATAGCAGACGTGGCTATTAGATTGTTTGATTTGTGCGGTGGACTAGGCGTAAACCTTGACAGGCATATCAAATTGAAAATGAAATATAACAGCATGAGAGGTTACAAGCACGGAAAGAAATTTTAAACATGAAAAAAGAGAATGAAATTCTATCAGACATTATTGTCTGGAGCAAGTATGCAAAATATATTGACTCAAAACAAAGAAGAGAAACTTGGGTAGAGCTAGTTAACAGAAACAAGAAGATGCACATCGACAAGTTTCCTAAACTCGAGAATACAATTAGTGCAGCGTATGACTACGTATATGACAAGAAGGTTCTTCCTTCTATGAGGTCTTTACAGTTTGGAGGCAAGGCAATTGAAGTAAACCCAGTTAGATTATTTAATTGTTCTTACTTACCAATCGACCACTATAAAGCATTTAGTGAAACAATGTTTTTATTATTATCAGGCACTGGCGTAGGATACTCTGTTCAGTCCCATGATGTATCGAACCTGCCACCAATTAAAAGACCAGAAAAAAGTAGAAAGTATTTAGTATCTGACAACATCGAAGGATGGGCTGATGCTGTTAAAATGCTGGTTAAGAGTTACTTTGGATTAAGCAATTGGAAACCCAATTTTGATTTCAGATCTATCAGAGCCAAAGGCGAGAGATTAATTACATCTGGAGGTGTAGCGCCAGGACCAGAGCCATTAAAGATTTGCTTGGCCCACATCGAGTCTATATTTGAAAGAAAATCAGACGGAGAAAGTTTATCTACATTAGATTGTCACGACATTCTTTGTCATATCGCTGATGCTGTGTTGAGCGGAGGGATTCGTAGATCTGCTATGATTTCATTATTTGACTTGCACGACTCAGACATGTTGACCTGTAAGTTTGGTAACTGGTGGGAATTAAACCCACAAAGAGGAAGAGCAAACAACAGCGCAGTCATCAATAGAAACGGAGTAACTAAAGATGAGTTCTTAAGCTTATGGAAAAAGGTTGAATTAAGCAATAGTGGAGAGCCGGGTGTTTACTTTACGAATGACGTAAATCTAGGAACTAATCCATGTTGTGAAATTAGCTTAAATTCATTCCAGTTCTGTAACTTAGTAGAAATCAATGCGTCAGACATCAAGGACCAGAGAGACTTAGAGATGAGGTCTTGGGCGGCTGCAATCATTGGAACACTTCAGGCATCATACACCGACTTCCATTACCTAAGGCCAGAGTGGAAAAAAACCACAGAAGCTGAGGCGCTATTGGGCATTGGTATGACAGGAATTGCATCCGGAACAGTTGAGTCCTTAGACTTAGAAGAGGCCGCCAAAATGGCTGTAGATACGAACGTAGAGTTCTCTGGAATGCTTGGAATACATAGAGCCGCAAGAGTTACATGTGTTAAGCCATCTGGAACTACTTCGCTGGTCATTGGAACTTCTTCAGGCATCCACGCATGGCACGATAAATACTACGTTAGACGCGTTAGGTTGGGTAAAAACGAAGCAATCTATACATACCTATCAATTAGACATCCGGAGCTATTAGAAGACTGCGCATTGTATCCTGAGAAGCAATCAATTGTATCTATACCTCAGATGGCACCAGAAGGAGCTGTTACTAGATGGAGTGAAGATGCTATTGGGTTCTTAGAAAGAATTAAAAACTTCCACAAGAGATGGATCAATCCGGGTCACGTGTACGGAGCAAACACACACAACGTTAGCGCAACAGTTACTGTTAAAGGCGACGAGTGGGAAAGCGTAGGCGATTGGATGTGGCAGAACAAAGATAGCTTTAATGGGTTATCTTTCTTGCCAGAGAGTCTTGGTAGCTACAAGCAGGCCCCATTTGAATCTATTGGAGAAGAGGACTACTTAAAGTTAGTTGGCAGCCTTAGGTCTATTGACGTAACTAAAATTATTGAATCATCTGACAATACAAGTTTATCTGAAAACTTAGCGTGTAGCGGTGGCTCATGCGAAATTTTGTAAACTATTTATGACATTAGCCCCGTTGATCAGGGGATCGTAAAACACAGATCGGCCTCTTAACAATGCCCAAAACATCTGTTCTCATCGTATAGGAGATAGGGTTAGCCTTCCCAACGTCGTTCAAAAAGGCAAATATTAGGGAGTGGCGGAAGGTTAGGGATATCCCTGACGTGGTAGACGCTGCTAGCTAAATATAGCAATTTGGGATTAGCCCTCTAACCATTGAGTGCCCAAAATACAGGTTCGAGTCCTGTCTCTCTGACTACTAAACAAATAAAAATATGCAAGCTCAATTAATTTTTAATCTACCAGAGGACCAAATGGAATTTGATCTTGCTGTAAATGGTAGCAAGTGGAATCTTGCTATGTGGGATCTAAACCAACACCTTCGGTCTCAAACCAAGCACGCCCCAGACTCAATGTCAGATGACACTCATAAAGCGCTTGAAGATACAAGAGCAAAAATATTTGAGATATTAAACGAACATGGTCTTAAGCTTGATTAATGTGATTTTTTCACAATAAAGTGTTATATAAGGCACAATACCGCATCCTTAAGTAACTTTTATGACACATTAAGACCACAAACTTATATTGAGCAATTATAAGTCAGTAAACTAATACGTGCTCGATAAACCTATTGAGTTTATTATACCCAATTAGGTATATTATATAAATTATTTTATTATTTTTCGTATATTTGTATTCGAAAAGGTATATTTATGAAATCGCAAAAATTAATCTATTCCCTTTGTTGTCCTTTTACAAATGCTGTACATTATATTGGAAAATCAACACAAGGCATGATTAGACCCATGCAGCACCTAAGTAAAAGTCATTCAGTAAAAGTTGTAGAATGGGTTGAAGATTTAAAAAAAATTAATCATGCTCCGACTGTTAAAATTTTAGAATATGTTGCTTTTGATGAAGACTTAGATGCTCGTGAAAGATACTGGATTCAAAAAGAAATAAACAAAGGTGCTTTACTTTTAAATGCCTCCTTGATTACCCCATTATTAATTTCTCATAATTTAGACTATGTAATTAATGGAAAGGCAAATGATGAATATTTACGAATTGGTAAGTTTATTAAAGAAAAAAGGAAGCGATTCCAACTAACGCAGCCCGAATTGGCCGAAAAGGCCGGTGTGGGATTGCGTTTTGTTCGTGAATTAGAACAAGGAAAAAGGACAGCTCAAATGGATAAAGTAAATCAAGTTTTGGCTTTATTCGGATCTACGCTTGGTGTTGTCAGAATAGAAAGTGAATAATCGTTACGGAATAAATTTTATTACCGATAGGGTATAAATGTGGAATATACCCAACATTAACTCGGTTTATTACCGATAAGGATTATTATATTCAACATTATTTTCCATTATGACTGATATATTCAACATTATTTTCCACAATGTGGATAAGTTTGTAAGCGCACATTCATGGCTACTATTATCTTTGTAGTGCATATCTGTGTTGATTCATGGTGTAATTTTGGGTTA